TATTGCACATCTGGGAGGACATCTGTGTAATATTTTAAATAATCCCAACAGTTTCTTTTTGAAATCGAATATGTTGGAGAAATGTAATAGTATCGTGGATTTGGTAACTCATTTTGTAAGCACTTCTTGATCATTTCATTGATGCAAAGAACTGTTTTACCAAATCTACGGTGGCATACTAAAACATTAAATCTCTTTAATGACTCGTGTATTTCCTTTTGTAGTTGTCTTGGCTTGTAAGGTATTGTTATTTTCTTCACTATTTCTGCTTGAGAAAATCATTCATGCGAGAAACATCTTTACCTTTGACAACTCCTTTTCCTGAATTATCAGAAAAGTTTGATTTGTTATTTAATGCCTGGACTAAATCCGTGAAGGAAATTATCTTCGGCTTATTTTGTTTTGGTTTTTTTTTGTTCATAAAATTCGTAAGCAAAATTGTGCTGAGTAGAAGTGGGTTACAATGACAACTGCACGACCTCGATGGGGTTGCCAATAATTTATCAAGCATTTCCGCCATTTTTTGTAAAAAACCGCAGAAATCTGCGAAAATATGTAAAAATTTATAAATGATTACACAACATTTACTCAACATAAATAAATAATGGCTGTTTTCTGCGATAAAAAACGGTTGCAATATCCGTATGTTTTTAAAAATGGCAGAAAATAAAGATTTTTTATTTCCGTGAGAGTTCTGTGTCAGAAAATATTATTTTCGGAAATACAGAAACAATTATCCTTATAACTCCACAAATATTCTACTTATCCTTTTGCTTTGCAGTAGTACCTTTAACCTTCTTCTTAACCCTAAACCCATCCATATCGTTACCAATACGGAACTCACCTGATAACACATCAACTATGCGTAATAGTTCCAATTCATTATCACTAATGGATTGTCGGTGATCTGGTAATACTTCTTTCAGTTTCAAATTGTTTAACAAACTCTTTGATCTCTCCTGCACTCTCAAAGCTTGTAAAGTGTGCTATCAGCTCTGGCTTATGAGTAATGCTATTTGTTATTAAATAAAACGTAACAAATGGATCGTTCTCATTTAGTATTTCATCATCCATTTATTTACTCCATTCAATTGAAAACTTTTCACCCTTGTTGTTTGTTAATGATAGTTGTTGTTTATCTGTGCCAAATGTTTTTGGACTTAACTTAGAAGCAAGAAACTGTTTATGCTTCACTAAAATATCTAATGCTTTTATGCTGTTGAGATTAGCTGTCTTATCATTTGCAGACTTAATCATATCTTTACATTGATCTTCAACGGCATCCAAAGTGTAATGTATTCCATCACTCTTTGCTTGTTCATATTGTTCTCTTAACTCTGGCTTTTCATTCATCCACTTACGAAAAGTATTCCAGGATAAATTTTCTTTCGCTATTGCTTTTCTAATACTTTCACCAACTGCTAATGCTTCCAGTATTCGCTTTACGGCATTCCTGGATTGGTTGTACTTTGGCGGTCTGCCTTGTGCTTTTAAAACTTTATTCATAACTGTATGTAGTGGAATCAGAAGCTTCCGAAGATACTAAATGTTGTAAAAACAATCCTCTCCGAGTCTAGTAATAAAATAGAGTAAAATTGTCAAAACTGTCAATAAAAAAAAATATTTTTTTTATTCATACTTTGGAGCAATGAGTCGGTATATTTTTTCTTTTTCTTTTAGTTTAAAGTTTTGTTTTATTCTTGCAATGATCGTCATTAATAATTCACTGTATTTATTTTTTACTTTTCTACGATCTAATGCTGTTAATCTTCCAATCTTACTCCAGGATAATCGTTTACCTCTTAACCATATTATTTTGCGATCTTCATCATTATTTATTAATTGAATTAATTTTAATGCTAATTCCCAACGAGATATACTTCTAGGAGATAAGCTTATTTTTGGCTCACTATCGCCATAATTTAACCAATCTATTCTATTTATATCCATCCAAAACGTCAATTTTTGCTTACGAGTAGCACTAGGCAGTCTTTCGTCAGTACGAAAAGCATCATAATATAATTGATCTAAATCGTGTTCCGTTATCCGCATAAGTGTTTTGCATAGGAGAGAGCTTCTTGTTTAGTGTCTTTATTGGCAACTCGTTCTAACCATTCATTGTAACGATGAGGAGATAATCTTTTAACCATCATACGGATATATTTATTCTCCATGTTTTGATGATAACCTAATCCATTGTTTACAACCTGCTTGTAATAAGGATTACTATTCTTTGCGAATTTCTTAATTGTTTTATTTATATCTATATAAGTAATAGGTTTAGTAGGAGGTGAAGGTTTGTTCATAGTAAATGGCTTTGAAGTGTAAGAATTTACATGGGTTTGATATTCTCCCTCAGTTAATTTGTAGTGATTTTTCCCCTTTATTGACAACTTATAAACAAGCTTATGCTCATGTAGTTTGGCTGTGGAGAGTTGTACTTGTCGTAGTGATAGTCCAGTTAATTTAACTAATCGTCTGTTCGTTGGGTAAGTTTCTCTAGTTTTATTATTATGATGTTCAAGGATCGTTGAAGCAACCTGAATATCAGATTTACTTAGATCTTTAGTATTTATTACTTCGAGGAGGAGTTTCCACTTTTCGACAAGCATTCGTTCTCCGCAGCTATGTAGCAATCTTGATGATATGATTGCCAAAAATTTTGTGTTTCTTTAACTATGTTACAATAATGATAAGCTTTATTTTCAATATATTGTTTAGCCAATTTTTTATTTTCTTTATCTAATTGTTGTTGTTGTTTCAAAATACTCTCCTTGATCTGCAACAACACATGGAAAACGAACTACAATGCAACCTTTAGGAATATATATCTCTGTTCCTTTTTCTTTTATTTCAGGGTTAAAGTCCTTACTGCAATAAAGAACAAAATCACCTTTATCGTTTGGGTTTTCATCCATCCAACCAACATTTATATTGATTGATGATTTTCCATCCCATTCTTCTTTCCAAATGCCATCACCTTCTGTTGGATCTTTCCACACAACAAAATAACAATTTTTTGCTAATTCTCTTGTTGCCTGAAGAAAATCCATTCTTTTTTTCTACAATAAATGTAGAATTGAATCACGAAAAAGCTTTCATGTAGTTTTTATGTAAGATATTGTCTATTGTGGAAAAATAAAAAATGAGTAAATCACCATATAAATACATAGGGAACGGAATGCACAATTTAGCTGAGATTTTTAAACGAGAGAAGGTTAATGGCAAATCACAAAAAGATGCTGCCGAGTATTTAGGTATAGATCACCGATCTGTAAGCCGACACATGAAACAAAAGAATATTGGTTTAGATGTACTGCAAAAGTATGCAGAATATTTAGAATGTAATGTAGAGGATTTTGTTGCGAAAAGAGTTAACAGACAAATTAACGGTTATTTAAAAGATAATGTTGTTAATTTTTACGGAGAAAACGAAGAAAGACCAGTAATATATGGTTTATTCGCAGCTTCCTGGTGGTGGTCAGATAAAAGAACTTTATTGTTAATTGATAAAAATGATCCAAAAAGTGTTTATTATAATATGTTGTCTTTTTATACGGAATGGCAATCTGTTGTTAGAATAAAAGAAAATACACATGGTGTATATCAAGAAAAAGAAACATTAGATCATCACGCAGGGGTTATTCATCGAAAAAATGATAACGAATTTTTGTGTAGAAGTTTTTACAGCACTTCATCAAAAGTTATTAAACTTAAAAGATATGCACGATTTATTTGTTCGTACAATCTCAATGATTTACCTTTATTCTTAGAATAAAATTATACCCTTTATTCACTTAACTCACAGGAAACTACATAAAAACTGCAATATTTCTACTTTTGCAGTAGAATTTTTACTTTCTTAATTAATTCTTATCAGATAATTCTACACATGATGAGTAGTAGTTCAAATATAGTAGAAGTACAGCAATCAGCTTCTATTATACCTCCATACTTCTTAGATAGAGGTTTGGATCACTTTTCTCCAACACAAGCTACTACTCCTCT